AGTTTCTGGTGTTTCTGGAGTCACAGGAACTACTGGAGTTACTGGCTCAAGAACTGGATTTTTATCAGTTTTCACTGTATCGTCTCCTTTCTCTTGTGCTTTTGAAAATTGAATATTAAACTCTGTCAGCATTTCGCTAAACTCAGCTTTTATATTATTGGTTACTGAGAACGTTTCAATTGTGCTTGTTATCATAGCAGGGGTAACGTGTTCGCCTAATATGGTTAGACCTTCAAATTTTGCTGACGTAAAAACGTACAGCCCTTCTTCGTTGACGTATCCTTTAACGCTAGGAGGATATAAGTCCATGGACTGTGATTTAAAACCACTGTCTCTGCTAAAGATTTCTTCAACCTCTGCAAACTTCTTCCATAGAAGTCCCTCTGCGACAAGGTATTCCCGTTCAACCCCGTCTTCACCGTAGCGAAGTTCAAAATGAGCGTTGTTATCCGCAGGGATCATTCCCCACGCATGTCCGATATATTTCATACGGAACTCATTGTTTTCGATAATAAGCTTATGTTCGTGCGCTTTGAAATCCTCTAATTCATCTGCGATGTATCCAAGAATAGGCACGTTCGTCAAGGATGGAATCATAGACTCCAGTATTTCCTTTGAGAAAATTGAATTGTTTCTATTTTCACCAGTATGGGCAATCCAGACCTTCACTTTCATAAAGCGATCATCTAGTACACTGCCCATCTGTTCAAATTGAATTGGTAGATTGTATTTCTCCAACTTTTTGTCACCTCCCTTCAGATTTACTGAGAATCTTTAATCCTCGTAGTAGTATCTGTAGGGTTATCAGACTTCGGTGCTCCTGCCTCTTCTTCTCCACTAAGTGTGTTAGAAGTTTGTTTGGCAACCATGTAATCATCGATAGTAAGTACACGCTGTTCAAAGACAAGCATATTAGCTACTTCAATAGGTGTCATACCGCAATAAGCTAAGTATTCCAAGCGAGAACCACCAAATGTTAATTGGTCTTTAGCTGTCGCAATAGCTTCCTTCTTGTTCATGTGAGTCATGTTTAAGAATTTAGCTTTCCATATGACTGTTTTCTTGCCTGCTTTTTTCAACTCGTAATTATAGTAGTTAGCGTACATCGGCAATAAAGTGCTGAATAACCACATAGCGTCAACTTCTAGAGAGCGTTCTAATGCTTGTGAGCTAGTACCGTCTCCTGCGAATAACAGCTTAGAGATACCTGCGCCATCATACAAAGTGTCGACCGTCTTATCTAGTAATGCGAATTTCCCATCCTTACCAGTTCCGTTTAGCGTACTAGCCTTTGTTTCGAAAGGATTCGTAATAGCCACGGCACCTTCTGGAAGGTTTCGTTTAAGAGCCAAATGGTATTCCATAACGACTGGTAACTCCATAGTGGGTCTACCCTTTTCGTCAATAGGGACTTTAGAGTGGATAATTTTAGAGGTATCCAATTTAGATGCGCTTTCCATTGAGTCTTTTGCATTTTCGATTTTAATAGCATCGATTAGCGCATTAGCTAATGGAGGAAGTGCTTGTCCTGCTTGCTGTAATACTTCTGGGTCAATCGTAAATGCGACGCCTTTGTCAGAAACTTGATACCATTTACCTTCTAAGAATTGCTCTTTGTTACCGCCACCTTTGAAAGTAGCATAAGCAGATTGGAATTCTTTAGGATAGTTGAGCATTGTTGCCTCTGTGAGTTTCGTAATATCAAATTGGAAGCGATAAACTCCTTCTTCTAAATACGCAACTCGACAAAGAATAGCAGGGATATCCATATAAACTGTGCTCTTAGAATCTTCTATCTTGTACTGATAAGTAACACCATTGGTGAATATCTTTTCAGTAAAAAGAGGTAGGTTAAATTTAGGATTCAGTTTATCTACAAGGATCGCAGTTTGAGCAAATGCTTGTTGAAGCATAGCTACATCTCCTACGTCCTGTAGTGGATTTTGCATCACTGGATAGATGGTGTGGTCAAAGGTAAGCAGGGTGCTCATATACTTAATAATTCGCTTATACATACCGTTGACTTGTTTCATCGATCTAGACAGTCCTGCAACGTTAGTTGCGTTCTTAGAAGGCTCTTGAAGCATTGATTTTAAACGTGCCTCGTCTATTCCTTTAGAACTTGAAACAGCTTGACCAGTGAACGTAGCAGAGGTAGATGCGAAATGTTGATGCTGTTGGTTAGAGTTCGGAGCAGTGCTCTTCTTCTTCCTGTTGTAAGTATTGGGCTTGTTCTGTACCATACCTTTTCTTCACCTCTCTTCCATTTGTTAGTTAGAACATGACATAGCTTAAGATGTCATCGTTGTTATTGGCTTTTATCATATCTTGCTCTAGTAAAGTAGCTACATAGTTCGCATAGCCAACTGATGAATATCTATCTTTAGTGGTAGTTCCCACTTCTTCGATTTTGATATATCCACTAGAAACTCTATAGATAAGGTTAACCAATTCATTTGTCAAAGCCGTAGCTTGAGCGAATGGTTTCAATAAGTAAACTTGCTCTTCTGTCGTCTTTTTCAAGAAGCCTTTTTTCTCGATTAGTTCCTCTTTAGCCTCAATATCATTGATAAGCAAGCGAATCTTTTTCTTCTCGAAGGCACTTCTTAGTCCAACAGCGACCTTATGGTTCAGTTCTGGATTACCCTTGATAGAGTAAATAATAGGAATGGCGTTCTTATCCATTTTACGATCGTCCATTGCCTCGTCATTGATAACTGTCCATGCAGGATATTCAACGTCTCTGTCTTTGTCGTAGAGGATGCGCATCAAATCATCTGATACGGACATACCGTTACCATTTGTATCGATTGCGACATAGTCTGCTTCAAAGTCATAGTAGAGTTGTTTCATGCGTATAGACTGCAATTCACTGTGTTGACCTTCCATTTTTTCCATGTAAACAACATCTCTTCTATATTCATCACCTTGTGGCAAGAGTCTCATTAGCGTGAATTGCGTTGTATCGTTCTTCACAGCTTTGCTACTTCCCATTAAGGCAACGTCCATACCAATTAGGCGAATCTCTCCTGCCTGCTTGGGCATGTTGGTAAGCTTTTTACGCTTGTCTCTATTTTCTAAGAACTCTATTAAAGTAGGAGGATAGAAAGGTTTTGGCAAGGTACGACATTTTAGAATATCATCGAGTTTATAGTAAGCGTTTTCATTTTCGCCAACGAATAAAGCCTCGTATTCCATGTCCCATGAGGACTGATCGAAATCTTCCTGTGTCATCTGTTGAGCGACACGTTTACGTGATAGTAAGTTATGGAAGACCGATAGTTGCCAAGGCAACACTGCGACAAAGTAATCTTTGCCATCAAGCATTCCGTTCAAATATGACTTGAAAGAGTCCCATATCCAATGATTTTTGTACCACGCACTGCTAATATAAATCTCTTTATTCTCCTCTTGGAGATGCGAGTATTTAGGGTTAGATAGGTACGGAGGTATTCTCTGAACGTTTAAAAACGGTCTAAGGATTGTATCTATGGTCTCTTTTGAGATAAGTCGGAATTCATCAATTATCAATATATTTGCTCGGTAACCACGAGCCGAGTCACCAGAAGTTACAGCTGTAATGGTTGATCCATTATAGAAGACTACGTAGCACTCATTTGCGCTTGTTTTAAACTCTTTAATCTCTCGTTCAACGTTTTTAGAGTTGTTTTTAAGAGAGAAGATTTTCTGAGTAATGATAAGCCTCGCTTGACCCTTAGTGCCAGAGCTAAGGACAATTTGACTATTGGGATAGAGGATTGCTCTAATCACACAATATATGGCAATCAAGTATGACTTACCTTGACCACGAGCCGCAATATACATGAAGAATGAATATTTATTCATTGCCCATAATAGCAACACTTGGAACAGAAATAGATTAACTCCTAAATACTCTCTGGCGAATACGTGTGGATTCGCTCTGTAAAAGGATGTCCATTTCTTAAACCCATGTAAGGTCTTTTCAGTACCTGTGAGTTTTTTTGGTTTTTTATTCACTGCCATTAATCTTCGCCATCCATCTTGACGATGTCTTCGTCTTTGATTTTGCCGAACACACGTTGTAGCTGAGTGATAAACCATCTCTCAATATATCTCTTGATATATTTAGCTTCGTATTCAGATTCATCCTCTGATACTGGCTCGGTCTCTTCGACCTTCTTAACCCACTCGCCCCAACTGGCGATGCTCCCATCTTGGGAAGCTGATTTAATCTGGACAGGCTTGATGTTCGCATCATTCATTTGAGAGGATAACGTTTTCATCATTTTTTCATACTTTGTATGATCGCCTTCTTCATAGGCTTTGTTAGCCATCCACTGGGTCTTCGCCATATTTTTAAAGAGTCGTTCTTGTATTGTGGTATCTGCTTCGTTACCACCAAGTGTTTCGAACTCTTCCTCAAGGAAGATGTAATCTTCTACTTCGAGGTTACGCCCCCACTTCTTAACTATTGCGTCAGTTAATTCGAAGTCCGTATCGATATCAATCAGTTCAGCTTTGTTGGTCTTCCCTGTGATATCGTCAGAATCTTTGAATCTCATATCCTTATTTTGTCTAAGGGAGTTCAAGTTCTTTAGGTATGTGCCGACAGTTTCATTGTCTGCATCATTAGCCTTCTTCCAGAATTCCTTTAAGTAAGGAATGTTTGCTGTCTGTAGGAATAGTTCAAGCGAACCCATGTCGTCAAGATCCACCTTGGACTTAACACATCTTTTGCAGAAGCCAAAGCGTTCGTGCAATAGTAGGTTTCTGTGTAGGTAAAAACTCGAAACCGCATAGTCGTTACCGCATGTCAGACAGGTTTTCTTTTCCGATGCCATACGCACCACCACCTTGTCTAAACGATAAAAAGGAGGAGGCATCTAAGCCCCTCTCCTTTATTAACCTTCGATTAATTCAACTAATTTTTCATAAATGCTCTCAAGAGCAAGTTCGATTACTACTGCACTTCCGTCAACACATGCTTTTCTGACTTCTTGCGGTACGTAATGCGGTAGGATTAAAATGTCGCCTTCGTGAGCATTGACTACTCCGTTTTGTGCTTTTACGCTTTCGATGATTAAGTAAGAACCTTCTATAGATGAAGTGGCATAGAAGTACTCGCCTTCTGTTCCAATAGTTACTTCTTCATATGAGTCTGAATTTACTGTTTTGATGAATTCTAATGCATCATCACGATCAAGAACAATGGTAATATCACGTTTGTCTTCGCCAAAGAAGTGTCCATTAATGTAATAACAGATGTCTTTCAATGCTAAGAAATGCGAGTCTACTTTTAATGTTTTCATAACACATAACCGCCACTAATTCGATATAGTGATTCAATGATGTTGCGTTGCATTTCAAAGTATCTCTGTAAGTCTGAGATTTGTTTAATCTCGATACGTTCATGAAGTGTAATCTCTTTTATTCGAGACTGCACATAAGTTAATTGTTCAATTAGTTTTTCTTTCAATTGACTACCTTCTCTCTTCTCTCTCACGATAATAAGTAGTTTGCAGTGCAAAAGGCTGTGTGGGGATGAACCCCACGAGGTAAACAAAAGGAGTGCGAGAATAGCGAGTGCAAATTAAGATAAATACACTAACAAAGGAGGCACCGATGCATCATTACAACAACACACCCTTTTGCACTGCAGTACTTGACTTCAAAAATTGAAGTACTAGATTGTGGCATAGCCACTGTCATATTCGTCGTTATTTCAGACGTGGACTTTAAGCCCTCAAATATTCAGTTTTAAAAAGTACAAATTGGCACGGGTTGATGGAATTGAACCACCGTCTAAGGTTTTGGAGACCCTTGTCATGCCACTAGACCAAACCCATACGGGACTGATTACGGAATTGAACCGCAATACGAGAGGCGACTCATCGCATCATATATATCAGTCATAATTGATGTTTTTCTTGGAAGGAGTTGAACAACATCAGAAACACTCTCAAGAGGAGGTAGTAGGATTCGAACCCACGCATCCTTTCGGATTC